ACATGAAACAGGATACGTTAAAGTAAAATTAGGTGGTGCATGTGAGACATGTGCTATGAGTACCATGACTTTGAAGCAAGGTATAGAAAAGAAACTAATGATGGAGATACCAGATGTGGTAGGAGTTGTTCAAGTGCTATGATTGGATTTGATGATCAAATTAAATTAGGTCATCTTTTGCTGCAAGATAGAAAGTGTAGAGTTTGTGGTCAAACAAAAAATTTGATAGATGGTTATTATAGAACTAGAAAAAAGAGAGGACCAGTTCCTTCATCATGGTCATATGAGTGTAAAGAATGTACTGTTAAAAGAATTATAGAGCATAAGAAACCAAAAATTAAAGATTGGGAATATCCTGACTGGTAGGGTTCACTCCATGTTTCCCCAATGAAAATAAGCTTTTGAATAAATATTTTTAGATTAAATGAGACATCGGAGAAAAACATGGCGACTCCTCAATTATCTCCTGGAGTACTGGTAAGGGAGGTTGATTTAACAGTAGGAAGAGCAGACAATGTACTGGATAACATCGGTGCAATTGCTGGTCCTTTTGAAATTGGACCTGTTGATGAAGCGATTGACATCAGCACAGAAGAAGATTTTATAAGTGCGTTTGGTAAACCACTTTCTACAGACCGTCAATATGAGTATTGGATGAGTGCATCATCATACTTATCATACGGTGGTGTATTAAAAGTAGTTAGAACTGACGACACTCAATTAAACAATGCTAACGCAGGTGTTGGTATTGGTTCTACAAGTTCCGATTACGGTAAAGTTAAGAATTACGACGATTACAAAAATAATTTTGAGAATACTCAAAACTGGTACTATGCTGCTAAAAACCCAGGTACTTACGGTAATGGTATAAAAGTTTGTTCAATCGATAACATTGCAGACCAAACACTAGGAATTACTACAGTAAACCTTGCTGGTCTCGGTGTAACGATTGGTTTTGCGATAACTGCTTCTTTAGGAACTCAAGCAAGTAAAGTTTCAATTCCAGGTGCAGGTACAACATCAGGATTCGTAGGATACATTAAAGGTATCGTTACTGGTGTTACTACTGACACTATTGGTGGTAATAGTTCAATTGATGTAAAACTTACTTCAAGAGTATCATCATCAAGCACAGAATATTCTGTATCATTAGCATCGACAACAGTTAACGCTGGTCTTGCTGCTACTAATAGAATATATTCATTCAGTCTTGCTGGACTTTCAACTGGAGCAAATACTACACTAAAAGCAATCCTACCAGGAATTAGTAGTGTAGCGGGTGCTGATGCAAGTCATGATGTTATTGCTATCGGAGACACCTTTGTTACTATTGGTGCTGTAGTTAACAGTTCAAGTGTTGCTTCTGGTGCTGCTGTTACCTTTAGTACATTGGTAACAATCGGTGGAACAACAACTTACATGGACTATAAGGAAGGTTCTTCCTATGCAGAGTTCAAGACAGGAACTGTTCATATTACAGGCACAGACGGTGCTGTAAGAACATCACCAAGTATTGCAAGTAAGACAGATTGGTATGATGAGCAGAAGTTAGGTTTAACTAACGCAACAATTTTCTGGAAATCAATTGCTCCTAGACCAGTATCTAATGTTTATACAACAGATAGAGGTGGTAAGGGCGATGGAATGCACGTCGTAATTGTTGATGATGAGGGTGGTGTAACAGGAATCAAGGGTAATACTCTTGAAGCTTTCACAAACTTATCTAAAGCAAAAGACGGTGTATCAAATGTAAATGCACCTGAAAAGAACTACTACAAGAATTATCTTGCAGACAATTCACAATATGTCTACGCTGGTAAGAATCCATCAGTAGAAGCTGATACTCATTGGGGTACTGCTCCAAGAGCAACTGGATTCGCAGGAACAACTTGTGTACCAGTTTCAACAGGCGATGGACTTTGGAGTCAAGACGCACAAGACATTACATTCTCTGCTATAGGAAACGTAACCTATGGACTAGGTGGTGGTGTTGACTATAGTGCCACAGGTGGAATGAAAGCAGAACTTTCAAACTTGATGACATCCTACGATTTATTCGCTAATAAGGATGAAATCGAAGTTGACTACCTAATCATGGGACCTGGTTGCGATACTGAAGATAAGTCTCAAGCAAAAGCAAATAAATTACTTGCAATTGCTGGTGACAGAAAAGATTGTATGGCAGTCGTCAGTCCTCATAGGGCAAACGTGGTTAACGTAACAAACACAACTACGCAGACAAATAACGTAATTAACTTCTTCTCACCATTAAGTTCTTCTTCTTACGGTGTGTTCGATAGTGGTTACAAGTATACTTACGATAGATTTAATAATGAGTTTAGATACGTTCCATGTAACGCAGACGTTGCTGGAATGATGTGTCGCACAAGTCTCACTGCTTATCCTTGGTTCTCACCAGCAGGTCAGCAAAGAGGTGTCCTTAACAATGGCATTAAACTTGCGTATAATCCAACAAAGGCACAGAGAGACAAACTTTATCCTCAAAGAATTAACTCCTTTATCACCACACCTGGTGTAGGAACAATTCTATTTGGTGATAAGACTGCACTCGCATATGCATCAGCGTTTGATAGAATTAACGTTCGTCGTTTATTCTTGACCGTTGAGCAAGCATTAGAAAAAGCAGCACAGGCTCAACTCTTCGAACTTAACGATGAGTTAACAAGAGCAAACTTTAGAAACATCGTTGAACCATATCTTCGTGATATTCAGGCAAAACGAGGACTTTACGGATTCCTTGTTGTTTGTGACACCACAAATAATACACCTGATATCATTGATAACAACGAATTCCGAGCAGACATCTTCCTGAAGCCTGCGAAGAGCATCAACTACATTACCTTAACATTCGTTGCTACACGTACTGGTGTTAGTTTCGAAGAGGTCGTAGGTAGGGTTTAATTAACTCTAAATATTAACAGGAGGATTCCAAAAAAATGGCAACATCAAGAGAAGTAAAAACCATCGCCAATTTCAAGTCCCAACTTGTGGGCGGTGGTGCAAGACCTAATTTATTCGAAGTTGAATTAGCAACACTACCCGACG